GGTCTTTCTTGTCCTGTCTGATCCTCCGTATGTACCATCTAGAATAAGAGGGATGCAACCCCGACCCGGAAACTGCCGTCAACTGAGATACAGTCCCTGACGGCTTTATACAGGTAATGGCTGCTGAGGGGTTGATCCCTAATTTCTCTGCCCACTTCTCATTCGTCTTAACGGCTATGTCTCTCCATTTCTCTAACTGTTCCGGAGAGGCATTCAGAACCAATGGGCAATCAAACACCCCAGTCATGCTGACACCTAGCAGTCTTTCCTCCTCTGCATTCTTCTTCCAGATGGGTCTGACGTACCTGAAATCGGTGAGCATGGATTGAATGGTTCCTAGAATAGTGGCCTGTTTTATCTTCCTTTCGATATCTTCGTGTCTGTCAGAGGGCCTGAGGATGCATTCTGTGAGGTTACACACACCGGATGCCCTAAGAACGATCTCAGAACACGGGTTACAGCCGAACTCATGGTCTTTATCCCGCCTTTCCGGCATTAATCTCTTAGAGGCTTCTCGATTGAATATGCCTCTCTCCCCACTTCTGGACTCATACAACGCAGTCCACTCCCTCATGAATACTCCCATGTCTGGCTTTTCAGTGTAGCATACACTGTTATTAGACAGTGCTCGTTGGGGGTTTTCTACCCACCATTGCCCAGACTTAGCGTGTCTCATGCGCTCGTCAGTCAAATTACTTAGGCTGATCTCTGCGGCTCGTCTTACTCCCCCCACTACTACACTTTCCCCATTCCAACACATTAGGTCATGGCATTCTATGCTGTTCAGTTTTCTTCCGGTTGCGCCCTTAAAGGTAGCAATGTAATGGGTGAACAATCTTTCTAAAGGCTCCGGTCCAGACGCCCTCCCTCCAAAGGTCTTTAGCCTAGCACCTGCGGGTCTAACCCGACTACAGTCTATATTGGGAACCATCCCCTGATACAACAGGCTGACCAATTCCCTGATGGCTTTTGCCCATCCTATTTTGCTGTCAGAAACTATTATGGTGGTATCAGTGTCATGGAATTCTTCTGCCACATCTGGCAGTTTGTTTATGAACTGACGCTCCACGCTGAACCCTACTCCTGTACCACATAGGAGTACATACAGTGACTCATCAAAGGCGCGGATATGGTCTACGGCAATGTAAGCGCAATTGTACCCCGCCATGTTGTCTCTCGATAATGCGCCTGATCCCGTTTCCGGATCGGCAGTCATGAGGGCCCTCATAGAGGGCATTACTTCCATGCTGAGAATAGCCTCTCTGATATCGTCTGGCATGTGTCCACTGACGTCCCACATGAAGTTGCAGTAGCGGCTTACAGTTTCCTCCCATGTTTCTCTACGCCCTTTGGAATCCAGATACCTAGCGTATCGGCTCTTGTGGATTAACTTCTGATATTCTGAGATCATCCTTCCCTCCCTATTAACCTTTCTTTCTGGGCTACCATTATTCTGTGCTTTGCATGTTTCACGTTTCTGAATCTCTCTCTTAATCTGTTCTTGTTAGACCAATCGACAAATTCGTCTAGGGTCATGGCCGTATGATTATGAAACCACTCTTCCCAAGGTATACCGGCTTTAGGTGTTAACTCATGCCGCATTGGCCATATGTGTCTAGCCAAGTGATATATCCGGAAAACTTGTTCCCTGTCTTTCTGCCATGAAAGGTTGGGGGCCTTTCGGCCCCCTTCCCCATCAGAATGGTAGCGAGTCATCTCCGTCGCTTGTTGAAGAAACTGGGTTACCTTTCTTTGATCCCATCTGCATCGAGTTGGCAAGGATATCGGTGCTGTACTTTTCGACACCATCTTTGTCGGTGTACTTGCCGTAGGAAATCCTACCTTCAATGTACAATTCTTGGCCCTTCACCACGTACTCCTTAACGGTGTCGGCAAGTTTACCAAAGAATGTAACTCGGTGCCAGTCGGTCTTTTCCTTATCGCCGTATCCACTATTGGTAGCAAGCGAAACATTGCAGACCGCATCTCCGGTTCTGGTTTCTCTGACTACAGGGTCAGAACCTACCCTTCCCACAAGTATTGCTTTATTTACGTTCATATAACCTCACATTACGTGCCATTCGGGGTTGTACTTCTTGATTAACTTCCAGAGTTCAAGAGCATTATTAAACATTAACCGGAATCGTTTGGTGTCTTCATGCTCCCATTCTAGCACGCGGGAAGACCCCACGTCTATGAATAAGTTTAGTAGCCTACGTGATCCTGTCAATCCGTTGACAGGGGGTAGCCCCTGATCATACGCGGCTAGTTGCACCCCGTAATCATCGTAGGCCATCTTCTTTGGGTTAGGTCTCTCTCCAAACGTCTTGGTCTTGAAGTCCACCACCCATTCGTCATTGTACAGGTCTACTTTACCGCCGTATCCATATCGGTGGGCAAAGGACTCTTCCACTCGCCAGTGGTTGTGCGGATTAGAGACATCATTGTTTGTTATGGTCTGAAGTTTTAGCGCAACACCCTGACATAAGCCCAAGTATTCAGAGGGTACATCTCCCTGTCTTTTGGTAAAGTATTTCTCCAGATAATCATGGATCATTGTTCCCCGACCCATCACCTGCTGTTGCTTTTCGTTGAACCTGCTTCTGGCTAATTTTTCGTACTCAGTAAAATCTCCAGAGTTGTCAGGGGATTGTGTTTCTGTCCACAGGGCTTCGAGGAGTTCAGTTTGAATCCACTTGTTGAGCATGGGTTTAGTTACTACATCCCCCCACACTGTAGAGACCGATGGAACCCATCCAAATTTACGCGCATCTCTAAGCGTGGAGGGACGCAGACCCTTTTTCCCCTTCACCTCATAGCAGGGGTTGCCTTGCTTGTCGTACCAGTGACTCATGTGTCTTGCCGGAATTCTTCCGACTCGTCCTCTGAGTAGACGCCGTATTTATATGCGCCACACAATTTAAGGACGGATCGCGCCTTGGCTCTCTTCTCTGCCATTGCTACCACATAAGTGTGAGAGACATTTCCGTCTGGGTAATTCCCCTTAGTGGCCTCTCCATAACTCTGAACAGAATCCTTCTGGCCTACGGCAGTTGCCTTGATGACGGCCCAATCCCTTTCGAGTTTTTCGCTCTCGAAGGTGACTCGGATGTTGAGGTTGTTTTGAATTTTCTCAACTCCAGACAGTTTGATGATTGCCCACTTGCCATCTTTATTAAAGATATCGTCATCAATAACTAGACCATGATCTTTAACCAACTTGTTCAAAAAATCCTTTCTAGTTGCAGGTGGGTTTTCTCCGGCAAGTTTTTTCATACGCGCCTCATGTGCTTTTGTTACTGATTTTTTTAATTTAATGGCATCGAGTTCTGCGTCGTCTCCTTTCTGCCATTCCTCTTCTTGACGTTGCTTTTCGGTTTGTTCCTGTTGCTCCCATCCCGCGTTTTGTGGCGCCCTTACGTCTGGTCCACGTATGTCGTCATCGAATTGGGATGTTGCTTCTATTGCTTCTGCTGAATGACCATTAGCCATGTGTTACCTCCGGGACGTCTGCCCCTAATTCTATACCGAGTTGGACTGCTCTTTCAATCAATTCGGACATTTCACTTATATTCATATCCGAGGTTGATCGAAGCCTACTTCGTTTCTCGCCCTTTAGATTAAGAAAATCCTCTGCGCCAAAAACGTGTTCGATAATAATATCCTTGATCTCTCCCTTACTGTGTCCTGTCTGATCAGATATTGTACCACACCATGCGTGGAACATGTCATTCTGTTCCAGTGATCGGTTCTTATTATAAGGGCGCATGATGACCTCAAGCGGTTGATCTTTATCAATCGACTGATCTTTAATGTAACCAGAGCAAAAGTCTCTGATGCGCTTATCCCGTAGTATCCATCGTTTCATCATTAGTGCAAGTCCGTCCTTCGGATAAACTCTACTGAGTCTACCTCAGTCTCAAATCCCTTAGTAGTATCGCCCACCTTAAATCCTGCCCCGTCTATATTTTCATAGATTTCCTTCCTTACAATTTGGTTGGCCGCATGGAGCATCATTTCATGGTCTTGCCCATCGTCTACCCATACTGTGATCATCGCGACCATTCTATAAGGCGTTCTGCTGTTCCCCGTTGTTGTGTCTTTATCATCCATATTAATTGATCTTCCTTTGTATACTCTAGCATATGACACTTCTGATGGCAAGCCCTACAAACAGGAATGACATGAAGGTCAAGTGGCTTTTGCCCCATCCCGGTTCCGACTCTGACATGATGCGCTTCCACTCCATATTTGCCACATCCCCAGCATGGCTGTTTCCGAACCCACTCTAGGTATTTCACATCAACACTATAGCACACTTGACACCATAATGCAATGTATGCTATAGTGTCACCTGTAGTCAGAAATGGAGAAATGCGATGTTGACATACCAGCAAAAAAAGGATATACTGACGGTTCAGTTATTCCAATCGCAACGCTTGACGTCATCGGAAAAATTGGTGGCCTTGTGTATGGCCTACATGATTGATGATCGTGGTCAGGTGGATATGCGGATGCCACAACTGGCATTTATGTCGCGGTTGCACAAGAGGACAATAATCAGGGTGTTGAAGTCGTTAGCAGAGAAGATCAATCTGGAGACGAATGTAGAGGGGCGCAGAAACGTCTACTACTTCGTCCAATGGAGGCACCTGTGACAGGCTCCGGAAACTTTTGGGGGCCTGTCCCAGTCTACGTGCTTCAAGATCACAGGCACAAGGCCGGTCACCTTCGGGTACTTGCTGCGATCCTCAGTTGCCCTTCCCCACATTTCCCCAGTCTGATGGAAATAGCGGAGCGTAGTGGTCATACCAAACATTACTGTAGCAAGATGGTATCGGAGATGGTTAAATTTGGTACACTGGAACGAGAGCAACGCTATAGAGCCACTAATGTTTACCGTCTGACTGGATTCCAATCAGAGTCTACTAGGGTGAACAACCCAGAGTCCACTACTGTTGTCGAGTCAGAGTCTACCACTGTAGTCGGACTAAAAGAACAACTAAAAGAATATAATGGTTCCCTTTCCGGATACGGCTATTTTTGCTCTGCCTATCCTCGGATGCGTTTGGGCTCTGCGCGTGAGATCAAAGACTTTTGGATCGTGAATGGCTTGGAGAAGGACGCAGATCAGATTGTTAAAGCCGTCAATTCCTTTAAGGATAGTGACGACTGGCAGAAGCAGGGTGGTCAGTTCATACCTCGTGCAATGAAATTCCTTGACGAAGAGAGATGGAGGGTGTACAGTGGGACTGACCCTTTAAGCAAATACGAGGAAGACTGATGGAACTCATTACACCAGACCTTAGGGATTACATGCTTCCAGATGATGTGGAAGGCCATGTATTTTCCCCAAACAATTTTCGGGAAGAGACGCTCAACTGGATCGTCAACCGAAACAACAAGATGGGATGCAAATTGCCATGCTTGCGGGATAACGACCTTCGGATCATTCCCGGCACCCTTTCAGTATGGGCAGGAACTAACGGCCACGGTAAATCCGCTTTGGTTCAGCAGTTCGGGCT